GGGTTGTCCTCCTTACCTGGGTGTGCTACAGTAGGTACTACAAGCACAGGAGAGAGAGGGAGAACGAAAATGATGACGATCCGCGTGGACGCGAAGGATGACCGCCGGGACATGGTGTTCGTGCAGAAGGACGGTCGCACCGTCGCCCGAGGCTCGGTGACTCTGCTCGGGAAGATCAGCGACACTCTGGGTGTTCCGACTCGCTACCGTCTCGTCTCGCACATGACTCGCGAGAAGTGGGAGGTGTCGGTCCCCTCCCGCGACGCCGCTACCGCGAACCTGACCGGCGCACTGATCGCCGCTCTCTGAGAGGACAGAAGGAGCACGGGCCTGAGGGCTCGTGCTTCTTCTTTGTCAGAACATGAAGTCCTTGACGGACAACTGGCTCAGCGCGTTCCGGAAGAAGTTCCCAGGGTTGATGCCTCGCACCCACTTGGCGAACACGAACGCGGTGGCTCCCTTGGGGCGGAACCTCAGGAACTTGGCCGAGACCGGCCCGTGGGCGCGGGTGCCGTGCTCCTGGTAGAGGGTGTACGGCTCAGTGGAGCGCACCCGGTAGACGGGGTTGAGGGGAACGCCGGAGACCTTCTCGACCACGATGTTGTTGCGCATCTTGCCGGTGTCCACCCGCCCGAGGTGCTGGATGTTGGACTGGACGCGGCCCTTGGTGATTTCAGCGGCCTGCTGCACCCCTCGGTCGGTGGCCCCGCCCACGACGGCGTTGATGGCCGAGGAGGAGAGGTTGAGGACGACGTTGCTCGCCACCGTCTCTCACTCCTCGCACCGGCACACGTCGTAGCGGACGGTGCACGTCCACTCTCCGCCCACGCAACCCCCCATCGGCCCTGAGGGCATCCACTGCTCCACGGAGCGCACGACGCCGCTGCACAGGATGCCCTGGACGAGGGCTGCGGCGTCCTCGTTCATCCCCACCGTGTCCACCGTTACTGCCTCAGGTGTAGGTGCGTTCCCCTGGTCATCCAGCACCGCCGCGCAGCGCACGATACCCACCCCGAGGGTCGCGACCCAGCCGAGGATGCCGCACGGTGCTGTCGTCGCCGGTGTCCTCCCTGTCATCGGGTCGATGCGCTGGACACGGACCCACACCTGCCCCTCACAGCAGTCATCGTGAGTGACGTTCGCTCCAGGAGCGAGGATGACACGCCCCGGAGGCTCCTCCTGCAGTTGCTCGGTCACCGCGTTCAGGATCGTGTACATCATCGGCGTCAGCAGGTCTACGGCCACGTCGTCGTCCTCCCACGCCGCACCGGCACGTCCACGCTGCGTACGGTGGCCCGCTGCGGGGTCTTGGACACCGAGGCCACCCAGGAGTCGATCAGCCAGATGCCGGTGCGGCCCTTCTCCACGTCCTCGAACGCATCCATGACCGCCATCGTCACCCCTTCCCGGGTGATGGACTGGATGCGCTGGGGGAGGTTGCAGGACTTGTCCCGGCACGCGGCCTTGTACAGTTCCGCCGCGAGGACACCGGCGGCTACCTGGCCGCCTACGGGCACGGGGGTGCCCCGGGTGTAGAACACCTCCCAGGTGCCCTCCTCACTCACGTCCTTGTTCAGGTCCTGGCAGTTCGGCCAGGGCTGTCCGTCCAGGCGGACGAGGAGTGAGTAGTTGTCCACCCGGTAGGCGTCCTCAGGCAGCGGCTCACCGTCCACCACCACCTGCAGCACGTCGTAGATCGGCCCGGGCAGATGCAGGGCCGGGACGAAGGTGCAGGAGCACCCGAGGGTGCACGTCGGGCAGGACACGTTGTACCAGGCCCCGCCCACGAGCATCGGCTCCCACGGGCCGAGGGAGGCGTGCGGGCCGCGTCCGGCGAAGGTGGAGGAGCGACCAGAGCAGCCGCTGCGGCAGGGGCGTACCTGCATCGGGCACAGGCCGAAAGACCGGTTCGTCCAGTTCCACAGCAGGTCCGCTGCCATCTCCTCGAACAGGTCCTTGTCCGGGGTGTCGCCGTCTTCGTTCTTCGGCCAGTTCGGCTCTGGACAGCCTTCAGGGTAGGAGACGGGCCAGACGCACGTTGCCATAATGTCCTCCGTCTCAGTGGGGTGATGGGGCTAGAGTAGCCCGGCCCGGTCCCGCGATATCGGCGTCAGCGGGACCGGGCGGCGTCTCTCAGACCTCAGGCTCCTCCGGGACTGCGGAGGGCATGGCCTGCGGGTCGCAGGCGCTCGGCGGGACAGCCAGACCCGTGTCCATCAGGAGCAGGTGGTCCAGCGGGTCCAGACCGGTCGGGAGTTCGGCGGGACCGCCCTCACCGTCCAGGAGCACGTCGTACGGGCCGGTACCCCAGGCGTTGCCCCCCATCGTGTACGCACCGGTGAGAGAGAACGTCACCGCGTTCTCGCCGTCGATGGTGATGTCACCGAGGGTGCCGCCGTTGACGAACGGGAGCAGCAGGTAGCCGCTCGCGTCCTCAGCGCCCTCAGCGCACGCCTGCCCGGACAGGCCGGTCCACAACTCGAAGGCGAACTTCTTGTCGATGGACCCCTCAGCCACGGTGAAGCCCGCGATGTCTCCGGCGTAGTCCTCGTACGGCTCAGCGTTCGTGACCTTGGTGACGAGCGAGGGGTTCACGCCACAGAAGGTGATCTCCACGTTGAACCGCTTGAAGGAGTTGGACATCTTCTCGTTCACGCACAGCGCCCCGAAGGCGTTGCGCTGCACGATCTCGGTCCCGTCCTCCACCTCGCTGGTGAGGTTGACGGAGACGAAGCCGTCCGTGGCGAGCCAGGCGTCCGGTGCGTCCGGTTCCGGGTAGTTCCCGCAGGTGTCCAGGTCGGTCACTCGGATGCGCTTCCCCAAGACGGGAATGAAGCAATGCGTTGCCATTTTGTTACTCCTGACTGGTGTCGTCGTTACCCGTGCTGGGGGCTTCGTTCCGGGGCTTGGGGGCAGCCTTGGGGGACGGTCGGGCGGAGGTGCCGTCCCACGGTCCGAGGGACTTGCGCGGGGTCCGTGCGGCCTTACGGCGGCGTGACTTGGCGGTCATCTCAGACTCCCTCGGCGCTCACGACGGGGTTGGCGGGGTCGGCGTCGTTCACCGCGATGCCATCGCCGGGGACGACGGACTGAACCACCCCGTCGGCTCCTGGAGTACCGGGGTCGCCCTTAGCGCCATCTGCGCCATCTGCGCCGTCAGCACCAGCAGGGCCTTGCGGACCCTCCGGACCCACCGGTCCTTCCGGTCCTTGCGGCCCCTGCTCACCCTGCTCACCCTGCAGGGAGACCAGCCACTCTTCCTCGGTGCCCTCGAAGCCGTTCTGGACGGCGATCTCATAGGCGCTGGCTCCTGCCGGTCCCACGCCGCCACCTCCTGCCGTGGTGTAGTCGAACTCGATGGTCGCCATCCCACAGCCGTCCACGAGCACCAGGTACTCCCGCTCAGCGATGGCGTACAGGTCGTTCGTGCGCCGGTCCAGGAGGTCACCGGGCCGATCAGAGCCAGTGATGACCTCGCCCCGGTATCCCGCGAGGGAACCGGTGGCGACGATGGAACCGTCCGGGTAGCCCGCCCCGGCCACCACGAGGGTGTCCAGGTTCGTGTAAAGGCGTCCGCCGCGTGCTTCCAGGTCACCGGACTTGATCAGCACCGAGGCGGTGGCCCGGCTCATGTGCAGGACGCCGACGCTGCCGTAGTTGACCGCGAGCCAGCCCTCAAGGGTGGCGATGGCGACGATGGCGCTGGAGGCACTTCCCAGGTCGGTCGGTGCCTCATAGCCGTTGGCTCCGGAGAAGTTGGGCACGTTCCCCAGGTCACCGGTCCACAGCGCCTGCTCAACCCGCGCCTCCTCCCGGTTCACCAGGTGCTGCTCCGCTGCCGTCTGTGCCTCCTCGAAGGAGACGCCGATAGGGGTGCAGGCGAAGTTGCCGTAGACGGCGAAGGGGGTGCCGGTGCCGGTGGAGAAGCCCTGGTCCAGGACCTTCGGGATGCCGGTGATTTCACCCCCTGGTTCGCACGTGTCGGCCCCGCGTCCCTGGACCGGGGCACAGGTCGGGCCGACCCAGGACGTCCCGTTAGGCAGCGACCAGCGCTCCCCACCGGTGCGGAAGCCGAGCACGCTGAACAGACCGAAGGACAGGGACGTGCGAGGGGGTGCGCTGACCTCCGCTGCCGGGGCCATCGTGGGGATGCTCATGGTTCCCTCCTACGGGTGAGGTGCTGGGGATGAGGAGGGAGGGGCCTCCAGGCGATCAGGAAGGCCCCTCCCGGTCCCATCACGCAGCGGCCTCAGCCGTCCCGTCGCAGTCGATCAGGACGCCCGCGTGGGTGGCACCGTCACCGCACAGCGGCACGGTGACCTCACGGGAGTCAGCGAACCGCTTCATCGTCAGCCACCCCTCCTCGGTGAACAGGGCGGTGTAGT